GCTATAACGGCAAGCTATACAGTTACAAACAAAGCTTTAACTTCTAACCTTGCAACAATTACAACCAGCGTTGCACATACTTTAGAAGTTGGAGACGTAGTAACAGTAGAGAGCGTAGACGCCACTTTTAATGGTAAATACCGCGTTTACTCCGTACCTACAACTACAACGTTTACATATGTAAAAGTGGATTCTAACGTTACATCAGCTTCCGCTACAGGAAACGTATGGGCTACCCCTTACGTACAAGTGTTGAAAGTAGAAGACATCGTATGCGATGTTGACGAGTTACCAGAAGCTGGAGTCATTACTGTTAATGCCTCTGGCGGAATCACATCCTAAGGAGAGACAATGCCAGCATCCTATCCAGCAAGTATAAAATCCTTTAGCACTAAGGTAGACGTCACCGACGTTATTTATGCTTCTCATCCAAACACTATCCAAGAAGAGATTGTGGCTATTCAGTCTATTTTGGGCGTTACCCCATCTTTATCAACAGCTCCAAGCCCAACTGGAACGTTTATCTCTACCGCAACTACCTTCAATACAGTAGCGGCTCGTCTTGCAAACATTGAGACGGGAATTGTTGCAGATGTGCATACTCAGTACATAAATAAAACAAACGGAGCGGTTACTACAGCCTCTACTTCATCTGCTGTTGTTAGAAATATCCACGTTTCAACCGGCACTCCTGCTAGCGGAGACGGTATTAACGGCGACGTTTGGTTAAAGTACGCATAAAAAATGGCGCAATACGTAAAGGTTGGCGGTACTTGGCGCACAGTTGATGAATCAGCTGATTGCGGTTCTGTAAAAGTAGGCGGTACTTGGCGTGCCGTCACCAACACTTACGTAAAAATTGGCGGTACTTGGCAAAGCGTCTGTGTGCCCCCAAGTACGCCAACCCCCACTCCCACTCCTACTCCTACTCCTACTCCCCCAACTCCAACGCCACCTACGCCCACTCCTACTACACCAACTCCTCCGGTAACAACTTACTTAGTCCAATATTCAGCCGGAGGCTCTGATGTGTCTAACCTCCCTGGCAATCAAACAAAAATTCAAGGGCAGCCTTTAACTTTAACTAATCAAACACCAACAAGAACTGGGTTTACTTTTGTTAACTATAGCGGTAGCGATGGAAACTCATACTCACCTGGGGGCAGCTACACAACAGACGCAAATTTGATTTTAACTGCTAGTTGGACAACTACACCAACACCACCTACTCCAACGCCACCTGTAACATATTTTTGGCATACAGGATGTTGCAGTACTAATAACGTTCAGTACACAGGTTATAGTACGGTTGACTTTGCTCAAGCTTACAACGCTATGACAGCTCAATGCGCTGGTGGACAAAACGCAATTCCATCTTCAGCAAACGGAAGCTATACATCTGCACAAAGTAATAACGTTCCTTCGTTAAACTGTGCCGCCCCTACACCAACTCCAGCAGTTGGTACAACCTATTGGTCAACTGGATGCTGCCTTAACGGTTTAGGAAATAATCAAGTAATTGGAACTAGCACACAAAGTGCTGGCGCTGCTTCTTCAAACATGACGGCTAACTGCGGTTGCTGCCCAGGAACAATTGATTCTGGAACTGTACAAACTGGAAGTTATACTGGAAGTACCAGCAATATCCCAACTATTAACTGTGTTCAACCAACGCCAACTCCAACCCCACCTACGCCTACTACGCCTACGCCTACTACGCCAACGCCTACGCCAACGCCTATTGTTATTCCTTCTTGCACAAGCTATTCCTCAAGTGCTTCCGAATGTAACGGTTTCCTTTGCTGTCCAATTCCAAACCTTGTTGGTAGCTGTGCCCCAGGATTTGCTGCTCTTGGCTTTAATCTTTCATATTCATATGTTGGAACAACGGATGCTGGATTAGCTGGATGTGTTATTTCTCAAACTCCTGCGGGAGGAACCTGCGGTGACTGCGGAACTACAATTAGCCTTACTGCTTATCAATATCAAGCTCCCCCAACTCCTGTCCCTACCTCAACTCCTTTTTATGGATGCTGCTGTGATGGAACACCTGTAAGCGGCGGCTATAACGGGTCAGGAGAAGCAAGCACCGGTCTTTCTTCTCAATGTAGTAATAAAGGCGGACTTTGCGCTGGGCCACAAGCAAACACGGCGTACACCAATTGCAGTAGTTACGGCACCCCTACCCCTACTCCTCCAACTCCAACTCCTCCAACTTGTACAGAAAGCTGTACATTTATTTATAATGACGGCTGCGATAACTACTCCTGCACAAATTATCAAAACGTTTGCGGAGCTACTGGCAATAAGAGAATATGTACTCCAACACCTACTCCGCCAACTCCAACTCCGCCTACCCCAACTCCGCCTACGCCTACTACGCCTACCCCAACTGCGCCTGTAGGCGACTGCCCCGGTCAAACTCCGTTCTATGGCAACCGTTGTACCGCTGGAGACGTGGCTTTTGACATACTACAGTATTGCACCGGAGGAGTGGGGGCCTGCTCATTTGCTAGCGGTGCTCAGTGTTTGTTGTTCTGTATATAATTTTGCTAGTATCTACTCATGCTAACAACTGAAGATATTCAATGGCCACCTCAAAAGCCAAAACATCCTTTAATAGCTCTTGCTTTTGGTATTGATGGAGAGATTGTTCATACAATTGTCACCTACGTTCCTTTTTATGAAATGATACTAAATTCAAGTTCAATTATTTGTAAGTCTGACTCTTGCAATACGGTTGAATTTATAGATAAAAAGGGCCTTTCTATAACAACACTGACAACAACTCCTTTATTTGGGTCAGTTTTAGCAAGTTCACCAGATATTTTTGTTTTGTCTAGACGTTCGGACGATAACGCTTCGGTTGTTGACCCAGGCAAACACCCTTGGTACCGAAGTGTAGAAGCTGGCTGGAAATACGACGAGAATGGTATTCTTCCCCTATGACAGAAACTCCTTGGCAACGTTATAAGAAAAATTTGGGTGACACACGCCCTTGGGACATGGTTAACCCTAATGTTGACAAAGCCTCTGAAGAAGAGGCCGAAGCTCGTTATAAGACATGTCTTGGGTGCCCTGAACTAATAAAACTAACAAAACAGTGCAAAAAATGTGGTTGCTTTATGGCGGCTAAAACTAAGTTAAAGGGCGCAACCTGTCCTCTTGGAAAGTGGTGAAAAATGTCAGAACAATACCCAGTAAAGATTAAAGAACCTTTTGTTGTTGAGAGCATCCTTCCGCCAGATGAGCTTTTAAAGCTTCAACAACATGCAATGCTTCTTTGGGCTACTAAACCAGCTTACGATAACAGTTTTGGTCGTCATCAGTGGTTTGGTGAACCTGAACTGAAACGTATTCACGAAATGCTGACCGATGTGGCAAGAGAATACTTTGAAAGCCCAACCCTTATGCCATCCTGGTGCTTAATGAGCACTTACGAAGGGGAAGCTGCAAAACTTTGGAAGCACAAGGATGATAATGCTTGTACCTATCACATCGACCTGTGCGTTTTTCAAAAAGAACCGTGGGCTATTTGGGCTGAAGGTAAGCCATACATATTAAAAGAAAATGAAGGCCTGTTTATGTATGGAAACGACCAAGAGCATTGGCGAGAAGCATTTACCAGTCCAGAAACTAACTTAGTTTGTAATGCTTTCTTCTTTTTCTGCGAACCTGACCACTGGTACTTTACCAAAGGACCTCAATATTTAGAGGTTATCAGGGGCAATGCAAAAGAACCGATGGGCATGATGTAATTGACAAAACTGTTAGTAAGCGTTGTCAATTACTGCGACCCTGAGTTTTACAGGACAGTAAAATTACTGTGGGACAACGCTTACAATAAAAAAAACGTTATATTTTCTCTAGTATCTGAGGATGAAATACAACATGATTTTTCTTTTATACCAAAAGAACAATTAATTTATAGATACTTTGATTTAAGTAAATACAGAGGTGGAGTTTGTTGGGCTAGAAAATTAGCAACTAAAGTAGAACAAGACTATGAATTCTTGATTCAATTTGATTCGCACACAGTTCCAATGCCTGGGTGGGATTTATCAGCAATAAGACGCTATTCAAAAATAAAAGACACAAAATATATAATTGCTTACGCTCCGGCTGACTATGAACTTAATGAAGACTGGACACCAGAGCTACAAAACGTTCCTAGACCATTTTCTAGTATGGCATCTCATTACACTGATTTGATACCTGGGTTTAACTTTCCTGGCTATAGAAGCGTAAATAAAGACACCCCAGAAAGAGGGTACTGGGTTACTTGTTGCTACCTTTTAGCACCTAAATCTTGGGTTGATGAAGTAGGTTTTGATGAAAACAGTTCCTTTAATACAGAAGAGTTTTTACTATCTTTAAGAACTTTTTCAAAGGGGTGGGCGGTTTACGCATTACAAACTTTAGACACTTATCATCATGATTCTCATAAACAGCCTGATGGCAGTGTTACTAGGGTTGTAAAGAGACCATGGGCAGACGATAGAAAAGAAGATTATTGGAATCACGTAGAAAAAGCTACAAATCTTTTAGGTAGAGTCATGTCAGGTTTAGAAGATGTATCAAGAAATGACGTTCAACAATTTTTTGAAATTACGGGGGTACCCAAAAAGTTTATGGACTGTTCAGAGTCCTACAGTTCATACGTAGAAATACCAAATCGTGCTTTTGGAATGCCCCCAAGACGACCTTAAAGCATGACAGTACAGAAAATATCTTAGACAATAGGGTGTCCCCAAAAGGAGGCTTAAATGGGCCGTTACGGTTTAGATTACTATGGTGTGGGTTTATATGGCCCTGCCACAATCGTTGAGTTTGACGCATCCCCATTTACTGCCCGCCCAGTTGGTTATGGAGCAATTGACCTAGAGTGGGTCCTCCCATCAGGAGCATGGGACCGCATTCGTTTAGTTAGAAACCCTTATGGCTTCCCGCTAGACCCTGATGACGGCGACGAACTGTATGAACAAATCAAGTCAACTTCTCTTGAGACATACTCAGACTCAGGTCTTCAAGAAGGAAGAACTTACTATTACTCTCTATTTGTTTTAGAGACCGCAACTCAAGTTTGGCTTAGAGCGGGAAATACATACGGTATTTCTGTAAAGAACTTTGGTACTTGTGATGCAATGTATAGATACTTGCCACAAATTTATCGTCAGCTAAGCCACCTTAACGTGGCGTTTGAAAACCGAGAGAACCAAGACCTTAAAGACTTTTTATGTCTATTTGCATTTGAATACGATTTAGAAAAAACATATGCCTACAACTTAATGTACTCATACGACACCTCTTTTGTAGATGGTCGTTACATCCCTCAACTAATGAAACAATTTGGATTAAGTTTTGAACCAGAAATTGGGCTAAAACAGTCAAGAGTTCTGCTTAGAAACGCGATGAAAAACTATAAAACAAAGGGCTCTAAGGATGGATTTGCAACCTACCTAAAGGCATTTACCGGATACGATGTTCAAGTTGTTCAAGGTAAAAATTTAATGCTTGATTTTAATGATTCATCATTTGAGCAAACCATAGGAAACTGGACTTCTTCAGCTTCAACTTTAGCAAGAATAACAAGTGGAACTGCTGGAATTAGCGCTTTTTCAGAATCTTCTGCGCCAGCTAGCTACCCAAATAAAATTGCTGGAGTTCTTCGCGCTACTGTTACTACTGCAGGAACCGTCACATTAACTTGTGGAAAATCTGCTCCGGTAACTAGGGGAGTTCCGGTAACGGCTGGTCAAGCATATACATATAGTGTTTATGCTCAAGCTGGAACTATTGCTAGAAATACAACATTAAGTATTGAGTGGTACAACTGTCGTGGAGCATTAATTTCTACCTCTACTGGAAGTGCTGTGTCTGTTGCTACAGGTAGCTGGCAACGCGTTACATTTGTAAATCAAACCGCTCCAACTAATGCAATGTTTGCCGTTCCTGTAATAACTTTGTCTTCTACAGCATTAAGTAACGTATTTTATTTTGACGCAATTCAATTTGAAAAATCAGATGTAGCGACCGCTTTTGAAGAGGCACGTGTTGTAAAAGCTACTTTTAAAGCATCTAGAATCAATGAGTTAACAAACCCTAATTTTCAAACAAACACCGAATGGACCGCTACTAACGGAACCTTAGTTTTAGCTAGCTCTATATCAGGAGCTCCAACTAAACTACTAGACGCGCTAGTTTTAAACCCAACAACTAACAACATTAACACTCGAATTAACTCAGAAAATATAAAGATAAAGGCTCCTAAACCGGATTACTTTACGTTTAGTTCCTACGTTAGGTTTTTAAATCAAGGAGCAAACCCAAACAGTTCTGATTTAGTTGTCCTACGTATTCGTTGGTACGACATTGACGACAACTTGTTAAACACTGAGTCTGGAACACCAATTGCAGTAACAACCGCTGATTGGTTTAGGCCATCGGTTACTGGGTACGCTCCAACTAACGCTGATTATTGCGTGGCAAGCATTGAATGGGTTCCTTCATCGACTCAAGTAAGCTTGATTGCGGATGAGGCGTTGTTTGAAAGAAGCGCTTTCTTAAACGAGTATTTTGACGGAACTGTCGGCGTCTCAACTGTTGGAAACCTGTTTTGGGAAGGCAGCACCAACGGCTCTAAGAGCCACCTGTATGTAAATAAGACCGTAGTAGAGGGCCGCCTCTTGTCAGATATTGACAACTACATTACTAACGGCACTCAGTATCAGCTTTTATTTGCTCAACCATCTTAAATGTATTAATATCGGCGTATGTTTGAACTCTTGGCTTCTGCTGCTTTTGGCGCTTTCTTCCTAGCTGTTATTGACCAGCTAGTAGATTTAAAGATGGCTAAGGCTTTGGCATCTTTATTATTTTCCGCTGGTGGGCTGGCCCTTCTAGGCGTGACTAATATCTCAACCTTCCTGGTTTTAATGGTGGCCTCGGCTTTCCTATCGCTTTTTATGGTTGTAGCCGCCGACCGCATGACCACCTTCAAACCAGCCATAACACGCCCAACTAGACCAGAAGAGTAAGTCGGGTATAGTCTGCGACTCCAAGATGGGAGTCAAAATGACATATTCAGTAGTAATCGCAGGTAACGGCGAAACTAGTCGTGCAAATGTAGAAGCACTTATGGCTGACCACTACTACGCCAATGGCGAAGGTGGAACATTAGTAGTTGCTTTTAATCAACGCCCAAGTCAGGGACAGGTGTGGGCAGCACAGTTAGCCAACCAGCAAAAGTTAGACATCGTTGTGTTTGCCAAGGCTGGCGCATTTCTAGACAGCATCTCTCACGCAACCCTCTCTGAGTCTGATACGCCAGTAGGCGATGCAATGACCGCTTTTAAAAATAAAAACGCTCAGGCATTCTTGCTATGGAGTGACGAAGACCCAGATTGTTTGGACGCACTGGCCTCTGCCAAAGCAGCCGAAATACCGGCCTACGACCTCTGTGACGGCCTAGCAGCCATTACACCAGTAGAAGATATCAAGCCCTCTGTAAAAAACCCTGAGATGCCGAAAGTTGAAAGTTCAACTAAATCTGCAGAAGAGGAAGAGTACGACGAGGACGAAGAAGAAATTGATGATGACGAGGAAGACTACGAAGAAGCGGTAGATGAAATCTACGCAGGAATCGAAGCGCTTGTGGAAATGATTGCAGACCGCGTCGTTTCAAAACTTGGGGAAACAAAGACCAAGTAATGCTATCTGCCAAAGCCCTAGGAGTTTTAATAGAGGCTGCGTCAGGTTTGGTGCCGATAACGGCAGAGGACATGGCTAAGCACTTTAATTGTGGTCGTGCCTCAATGCTTGCTGCCCTAAAAGAGTTACGAGACCTAGGGCACATAGAGACGACAACCGCTCACATAGACGGTAGATTCGTAACTTACAGCAAGGTAACAGAGTTCGGTTACAAGAGTCTTGAAACCAGACTCCTATCAACACTTGCTATGCAGAATAGCAATAACTCTGTAATTGCTAATTCGCTAGTATGTAAACCAGGTACACCGACGGAGTCGGTGGAAGAGTTCAACAAGTTGGAAATTGAGGTGGAAAGCATGGGCTATGACTTCTTCGAGAAGACGTCGTCTATGGATAAAGACGAGATGGTCGCCGAACGCCGTAAAGCCGAAGCCAAGAAGAAGGCTGAATACGAGCAGGATAAAGAAAGCAAGCGCAAGGCTCGCCTAACCCGTCACCACACAGCCCAAGAGGATTGGACTCCAACTGATGTTGGTTATGAGTTTGCCGACCGCATATTTAAGATTTGGCACATCAAGCCTTGGTCTGTGACTAACAGCCAATTTATCCCTGCTCTTGCCACACAACGCAAGAAGCATGATACTAATGGGGCTATTGAAGTTCGTATCATGGATATGTTTTTTGAAAGCATAGACTTTGAAAAGTACGACGATGCTGAAAAGGTTTGGAAGTTGTTTATTTATAAGTTTCCAAGTTACGTACTTCAGGCAAAGACGTCTATGATTCCAGCACAAGAGAGTGAAGAAGAGATTCGCTT